CAGTTGTCGCAATCCTTGTGCTTGTCACGCATGACTTGTCGTGCGCTAGGGGTCATGATTTGCTCCTAATTGCCATTACGGCCAGTACCCAGATACACAGAATAACGATTATCGGGTTCATTAGCTGCAACTGTTCCAACGATTAACTTGCACGACCCATGAGCCTTCAAGTTGTGTGATCTTGCAACTGGTGTTGTAGCCCCTTGATGGATAGTCATCTAGGACACGTTTAGAGAAATACTCTGCCTCGTACAATGTGCGAAACTCTACCTCTCGTAGCGATGTGCTTAAATCAACGTGATTGTTCATGATACTCCCCTCAATGCTTTCTTTAAGTCAATAGTAGCAGGTCGTGCTACCGACTCGCGCCTTGTGCGCTCGTATGCTTCTTCATCAAATGTAGCAGGTATCCGCGCCCCTACCTCGACCAACTTGGGCTTAGCCTGACCGTCACGGACACGCTGAGCCATCATGGTGTCAAAGTGCTTACGAAACTTCTCCGGTGAAAGGATCACGGTACTCCAAAAGTCGTGAGCCACGCACCAGTCCATCATCTCCTTGCACTCTTCTTCGGTTCGCTTGTCAAGGCGAACCATCTTCTCGAATACAGCAAGAGCAGATTCATTGTTGCGGAATGGTCGCTTGCCGTTGGCTACGATACCGTCATTGAGGTACTTCAACAGCACCTTGGCAATTTCCCACGACTCACCCTGCTTTATTGATTCCTTACAGCGATCAACCGCACTCCGGACTTGCTCGACAGTAATAAGTCCTTCATCTACAAGAGCGCAGAGAACCTTTTTGTAATCTACGATGACCATCCGGAACCATTTATCCTACGAAACTCGTCAAGGCAAATAGTCAGGTATGTAATCATGTCGAGCATACTGTCTTCCACACCTTCGTTAGCCAACGTCGAACCCTGAGCGGCTAGTTGCAACCGTTTCATCTTGTCGTTGGCTCGCATTAACGCGCCGACCCAAGATGGAATCCCAAACTCTTGGCTCTGGCGAATGTTGTAGTAAGGGTCGTCTGGTCGCCCATAGTCCTTACTCTTACGGTCGTGCATCTCCTGCACTTCTGTCAAAATGTCATTAAAGCTCATTTCCCACTCAATTCTAGACCCTCTCGGGCATACTCTTCCCATTGCTCCACGGTGCCAAGGCGTACAACCTCGCGACAAAGGTCAAGACCTTCGTCAAAGGCTATCCACTCTGACTCTGACGATGGACCGCCGTCGTGCGTGTCGCAGAATACCTCGCTACAAAAACCGTTGTCCAGTCCGTACTGTAGCCATTCTTCAACTGTCATCTTCATGATCTCTCCTACCAACTTCCGCAGTATCCTGCATCGGGTGTTGGCAACCCATGTTGTATTTTAATTGCGATAGCAACCTGTTGCTCAGGGGTAGCTAACCACGCATGTGGCGAGTATTGGGTGCCACCGAAATGAACCCAATTCCAAGCCATGATGCCTAGACCACCCTCGTATTCTGCCCCTTGGTGCTTCCAGTTGCCGTGTGTCTCGCACCAAGCAACCTTATTCCAGTCAGCCATGTCCTGAGTGCTTACCAACGTTGTTGTAGTCACTACAGGAGCCGGTGCCGTCACCTTTACCGCCTTAGCGGTGGTCGTTGGGGGTACAAGTACCAACACCAACGCCACCACCATGGCATGCAAAGTATTACTCATCGCCCTGTGGGTAATCGGGGTTCTGAGGCCCGTGCTTCTTGCGCTTTTCTTCCATGTACTTAGCACGCTCCTTGAAGAAATCCAGCAAGTGCTGTGGAACCTTGTATTCCTTCTTCTCCATTAGAACATCTCCTCTGCTGTCTCGAATACTTCCTGAATCACCTTCGAGATGTCAGGTGCGCTCTTGATGATCTGAGCCGCACGCTTACGTCCAGCAATGACCTGCTTATCAGACAGGGAGCCACGCTCCTTGTATTGCTTAGCAAGGCTGGCGATGAACTCGTCCGAAGGGTCTAGTCGGTTCGCCTGAAGGATGGCCTCAACGTCGCCACTAGCCGAAGCTGGTGCCTGAGTTGCCTTACGTGGTGCGCTCCAAGCACTATTGCTAGATGGTGCCGAGGCTGCATTGCCGTCGTCATCTTCGTCAGCCACAAGACCCAGGACAGCCATGTACGAGTACCGGCGAGCGTAAGTGACCGCCGAACCCTGTGCCTGTGGGTCGTCCTTGACCAAGTGCAACTTCATCGAGTGAGCAATGTATTGCCCAGAGGTGTGGAGCAGGTAGGTGGTAAGCAGGTCGTGGTCGCCATCAAAATCGATGTGCTGGCTAACCGCTAAGCCGTTCTTGACCAGCACCGGTGTGGTGTGGGCAATCACTTCAGGGAGAGCCGCATACTTCGACTTGAAGAATGGGTTGACTGACCCCTTGGGGATAGCGGAGAACTCGCCCTGAGCACCTACCAGTGCCTTGACCAATTCCTCTATGTTTTCTGAACGTGCAGACATTACATTAGCTCCTTGTATTCGTCGCTTAATTCCACTTGGTAATTCATAAACGCGAACCCCGTGGCTATGAGTTCAATCGCTTCGAACGCACTTTCGTCGGTATCAAACGTACCGATGTAGACGCTGTTTCGAGGGTCGCTCTGAATGTAGAGAGAACGAGTGCCGAATTGCTCCTTCAACAGAAGGTAGAACTCTGCCCCCGTCCCACTCTTAAACCGAGCTGGGATTATTTCAATTGTGTTCATTGTTTCTCCATAACGCTGTCGGATACCGAAAGGATTCCGGGTCCGTCTTCCATACATGTTAGTCGATAAGCGCAGTAGTCGCATTGCCAATATTTACCGCTCTCAGGATTCAACATAATCTTCTCGCCATCGTCGCCTAGGGCAATAACGTCGCCAATAATGTTGCGCTCCAGTGCATCAGCAACTGATCCAAAACGCTTAATCTCTGCTAGTGCCAAAGGCTCCCACACCTCACGTGGAACGTGGAACTCCGCCATCTGACGGTTGTATTCGTTGATGTCCATGTTGCGTGCTTTGTTCTTTGACAATGCCTCAAAAGTGATTGAGCCCATGATTACGTTCTCGATACGAATCTTGCGCTCGCTCTCAATACCCAAGGCGTTCATACCTGCCTGAGTAATAGCCTTCAAGGCTGGTCCTTCACCCATGCCAACGGTACCGCGCATGCGGTTCCAGCCAACTTGCTTGTCGAATGAGTAGGTACCCATGGTCTTGAGTTCGTACAAGACCCAGGTTCCTGCCCACTCTGGGTTCAGGTCTTCGCCCGGTACAAGGGCATCACAAGACCCGGAAATGTTTCCGTTCTGGGATGACACCTCAAACTCGGCGCGAGGGTATACACGGGAAATTGCCCCTTGTAATGCTTCATGGACAATCGTTCCAAGACCGGTAGCCCAAGCTCCGGAACGGTCCATTGGCGTGTTCTGCTTAGCACCCAGACCCATGTAAGAGATCTGACGCTCACAGCTACCTGCCGATGAGTATCGCAACGCCGTACCGCGAGCGGTAGGCTTTGCAACCTTTGATGCTTCATACAGTTCCTCAAGCAACAAGTGCGTGAGTACTGGCTTTGATACTGGCTCCATTTGGGGCCTCACTTTCTCTCGATAACCACACTAGCAGGTTGTGCAAAGAAATGCAAGTTTATTTAAGGTTAGGGTATTTCCTTGAAATAAAGCGGTCTAGGTCCATGCCTTCATAACGTCGGCATAAATAATCAAGGCTGACAAACATGGGGTCGTATGACCCCTCACGGACTTCGTGACAGACTACTATTCCTCGCCAGTGGGCGTTTCCTTGTGGTCCTTTGTAGTCCTCGTCGTGTAGATAACATGCGCCAGCAACGAGGCCGTGTTGCGACTGTCCTGCAACAAAGCGGAGCCCGTAGGCGAGCGTTTGTTGATGGCCCATCGTAAACGTGTGACCAATCGCCCTAAGCCTCGCTTCAACGTTCCCACCTAGCGGTTTCCCAGACATAGGATTGTAAAAGTAATGCGAATACGCCACGCCATCGAGCCACAGGACTTCCAGAAACGGGATAACTTTCCAGCCGGTTTTTGCGTAGTCGAGCTGGTCGGTTGAGAGTACGCCTTCGAGTTGAGCATCCATTGAGACAGCGCGGTTGATTCGGTCTTCGTGGTTCCCGAGTAAGATGTACCGTTCCGGAGTCCAGGGCTTATGTTTTGTTCGTTTCCGGTTGTTATTAAACTTGAGTAATGCAGCGTTGAGATCTCCCCATGCTGCGTTGGCTGCTTCGATGTCTTGGACATACCGCCTACCTTCCATTGCTTTCTTGCCCTTGTCGTACATGCTCAACGAGGGCATGTCGGCATGGTCGCCTAAATGAATAATCTTGATGTCTTCGTCGTGGAACTCATCCACAATGTATTGACCAATCCATTTAAGGTGGTCGGTCGGGACACCGGGCTTTGCCTGAGTGTCTGGGATTACTACATGAACCTGCGATTTACGCATGTGATCTCCTGTGGATAACCTCGCCACAGAGAGTTTATCACAAAGCTTTAACTATGCGTGCTATTTGTGCAGGAGTTCGTGTATAAAGGTCAGGCCATGTCTTAGCCTCTGAAAACCCAGCAAACATAAGGCCCGCAGCCACTAAACCGCTACAAATCCAGGTGTTTGCCTTGCGAAGACAAATGCTGTTAGGCAACAAAACGTCTAGAGCGCAGGAGAGTATG